AGCTTTCACCAGCGATGGCAGTGATCTTATTACTAGAAACACCACCATAAATGGAACCGCTAACCACTGCATTAAAGATGTATGATCCTGTGTCGATGAATCTTTCTGTTTCATCTATATCCGATGCTATTTGTGTGTACTCGTCACCAATCTCTTTGACTATTTCTTTGAGAAAATCCATTATTTTTCTATCTTATGATAAACTTCAACGTATGATTCACACTTAGGGCATGATAAGTTTGTAACTATATCATACTCCATATCTTCATAATCGTCAAGGTCATGATCTCCACCCCAAATCAATTCAGTGCCACAGTGCCAACAATTCATATTCCTAATAATTTACGTTGTCTTTCAAAGTAACCCTTGAGTATCCAAGAACTACTGTTCATTTTATCATCACCACCAATGCCAAATTCAAATTGAACTCTTGGATCTTTACTATACTTATCAGTTTCTGGTGTATTTTCTGATCCTCTATCTCCACCATTACAGAAAATTACCTTTTCTGATATCTCTAGACATTTTGCAATTGCACCACAGGCAGAACCTTTATCATCATCAGGTACGGTGATAACTGCGTCCACCATATCTAAATGTCGAATAATCTCTGCACGTTCAATCCAAGATTGAAAGTATTGACCTTTCTTATTTGTCAACCATTCATTTGTATTGATACCTACTACAAGATAATCAGAAAAATCTTTTGCTCTGGTAAAGTACGATATATGTCCACTATGAATTGGATCAAATCCACCAGTAACCAAACTCAATTTTTTGAAAAACATTATGCTACATAACCATACTTTTCACGAAGTATTTTTTTATAAGGTTTTCCATCTTCAACTAAACCTTTAACCAATCTTAGTTTTCGACATAGTTCTGTGTCAACATCTGATACAGACTCAATAATGACATCAAGTTCATTTAAATCAATAGGTAAATCCATTAGGTAAAAAATAATTCTAGGTTTACAGTTTTTTCGACATTCCAACCAATCGCATCAAGAATTGCTTTGAGTG